TTATTAATTAATTTTCCATTTATTTTTAAGGTGTTGCAGAGTCAATTTTTGTTCTAATTGTGCCATCTGTGTAATCATCTCTACGTCTTCTACCTGTTTGTTCTAACGCAAATTTTTGAGTTTCTTCTTTATATTTACCATCATATAATTGAAGCATATCAATTGGACCTTTTAAATAAGAAAAAGCTTCTACTAAACAAGCATATAATAATCCATTAGGAAAATTTAAACTTATGTAATTAGTTGTAGTAGATGCGCTTAGACCTGTTGGTCTGGCATTGTAGTGAATTTTGTATACGTATGTTGTATTGGGTATTGGAGACAATAAAACTCCTCCTGAAGTAGTGTTTGTAACACCTGTTTCTCCACCTTTCATAGCATAGTATTTTGGTCTAGCAGTAGAAGCTGGATTATTATATTCTGCTAAATATGTAACATCTTTTTTCTCTAACCAAATTGGATTAGTTAATGAAGAGGTTGCATCTGCAACTTGTACACCTCTTACAAATAAAGCTCCTGCTGGAACGTTAACATGTTCTTGATTAGCAACCATGTTGTCTGTAGCTGAGGTTCTGTGTGAATCAATAGGAACATCTCTCATAATTCTAGTTTCAGCATTATCAATAAACTGATTTGTAATTGTACTTGACAATACAGATGTACCTACTTCAGTATAGTTTAAAATTGCTGTTGTTAATGTTGCGTAAGTAAATCCTGCCATTATGCTGTTAGAGTTACCGGTCCGACTGAGACTGGATACCCTCCTCCTCTTTGTTGTCCTACTGTTGCTGTGCTTGTGTTAACAGTAAAAAAAAAATTATCTGTTACGTTTGTTGTAACTCTCGCGCCACTAACAAACTTTCCTGTAGTAATAGCATAACCAGCAGCTTTTGCAATGTTCGATCCTGCTATCCCATCAAACGATCCTGGATTTGTATATGTTCCAGCAACTGATGGTGTTCCTCTAAATCTATATGTTGTTCCATTTGTTAAACCGTGTTCAGGGGAAAAAACATTTATTACACCTGACGAAGCTGCATAAGTTGTAAATGGATTTTCTGGTAATAATTGCGCTACAGCAGTTTCTGTTCTATCACCTCTTATATTTAATAATGCTTGTGCATCACCTTTGTGAGCTTTTGGATCAATTTGAGGATGTTTTGATTCAAATTCTGAAATATGAACTAAAGAACCATTCCATTCTTTTACCATTTCATTATATGGAAACTCCATTCCTGATCTATCTGATATTGCTTTTGCGTGTTTTCCTGATGCGTATGCCATAATTAGATATTCGGGTAATAAGTTTGAGGAGTTATAAATGAACTAGATGCAGAACCATCTTCTGCTAAAGCTCTAGCTAATTCAGTTTCATAAAGCGCTTGCATTTGTTGAACTAATTGTGGTGCAAATTTTTGTGCTAAGTAAAAAGCTAAACCTGATGCCATACAAGGTACAAATCTATAAGGCACATCTGTTGAATCTGTGTAAGTAGAATCAACATCTTCTATTCTTTTTAAATAAAAGAAATTTATAGCTTTAGCTGCGTTAGTTGCATCTGGTGTTGGATAAATTGTAAATGTAGTTTTGTCTATGAACCTTTGAACAAAATATTGTGAAGGTGTTCCTTTAGAAAGTTTATTTCCTAAAGCAGAATAAGCTGATCTTGCTATTTTAGTTAATCCAGAATCTGATTGGTTAACAGCAGTTCTATTGTTTCTTAAAGTTGCTTCAAGAACATCTGCTACACCATAAGTATCAGCAGGAGTTGTTACAGCACTTGTACCATCAGAAGTTGCTCTAAAAAATATATACTCAGATTGACCTTCAACAAGATTAATATCTGTCTCACTAACTTCCCAGTAATGTACACCTCTATTACCCCATTCTTGAAAAAGAATGTTTAAAGATCTTCTTGCAGTTTTTAATTGATAACCAGAAACAGATTGTAAACCTATTCGTTCATAAGCTTCTGTTATTATTTCATCTACAGCAAAAGTTTTATCGAAAGTAACTGTGCCAGATGTTGTATTGGCCATAAGCTACCTCCTAATATAATTTTTTAAATTCTGCTATTACCGTATACATGTTACCCGCATCTGCGGCACCTGCAACTACAAGGTTAACATCACTTTGATTACTGTTAGCTGATTTGTCAGTTTTTAATCCACCAAATTCTCTAAAATCCCAATAACCTGATCCTGTTAAACCAATAATAGGTATATCGCCATTGTTGTCTTCTTCATCCATACGAATAAAAGAATCTCCACCATTTCCAGTGTCAGCTGAAAACCATACTCTTTGTAAAACTAAGTGTAAACAAGATGCACCATTTGCATTATTAGCCATTGCTGACACATCTCCAAAAACTGTTGATCCGCCATCTCCGTCTGATTCATTTACGTATTTAATAACCACTCTAACATCATTTTCTTGCATGATAGTTGGTCCTGTTACTGTGTCTGCCATAATCCCTCCTTAATCAAGATTACTGAATGGGGCCGAAGCCCCACTCTAATTAGTTATTAGTTATTAGCTGTTGTAACTGCGATAGTTCCACCAGTAGTTCTAATCATCATTTTTACAGCCATACTGTCTGTGTCAGCAGCAGCTTCAAAATAAATGTAAGATCCAGCTTTGATAGTCGTTTCTGCAGCAGATGCTGTTAAGATAATCTTAGCATGTGCATCTGTAGTTCCTGCTTCACGTTCTAGTACGTTAGTTCCAGCGCCTGTAACAAATGCTTCAAAAGAAGAAGCATCAAGTTCATTATTTGTCTGTACTTGTAAAGTAAGAACTGCAGAAGCAGCGATTACATTGTCAGTAAAAATAATTAAACTTTTATGAGTGTCAGAAGCTAGATCAGTAGTTGATGCTGTTAATGCTAGTGTTGCACCAACATTACCTGTGTATCTTACAACTGATTGGTTAGCTGCAATATTTGTAGCTCCAGCTGCGATTGCAAAATCAGTTCCTACTACACCTGTTCCACCAAAAATAGCACCTGTTTGTGCTGCTGTAAGAACAGCAGATTGATTTGCTACTTTTTCTAAAGCCATTGATAATCTCAATGCTGTGTTAGGGTTTGTAAGAAGATCATCTACGTTTGCAATAGTACCTTGATCGGGTTTACCAAAGTTAAGAGACCATGTAGGATTTAATCCTAAAGGTACTGTGTTAACTCCTGCATTAAAAAAATCTGAAATACCGTTAAGTGACGAAGATAAAACAGTAGCACCTGTTACGGCTAAAGTTCCACCGATTGAAGTGTTTCCTGTTGTTGCAGAAATAGTTGTATGTTCTGTTTCAACACCTGTTGTTGCTGCTGTAGAAAGAACGGATAGACCGCCTTCGGCTCTAACGGTGCCTTTAAAAGTTGTATTAGCCATGTAAATCTCCTATCTTGGCTGGGTCAGTTACATTATGTAACTGTTAGGTTAAGTTTATTATACACAAAAAAGGGCAGTATGTAACTGCCCTTTTTTTAATTAAAGTTTTTAAAGCTTACGCTCCTGGTGAACCAAACACGGCACGAGGATCAGAGAAACCAAAAGAATATCTTTCTCTTGCTTTATATCTCATGTTTCCTGTCTCAAAGTCTGGATCCATAGCTGTTGATAAAGACATTCTTTCAAAATGCTTTAAGCCATTTGGTGCGTCTGTCTTAATGAAGAAAGCATCCGTGTCTGTCAAGAAATCATTGACCACATAACCATTTGGTAACATACCCATTGATTGATGTGCGTTGACATCGTTGTCTGCTGTTCCTGGTCTAAGGTTAGAAGCCATTAATCTTTCAGCCACAAATTGTAGTTGACGAGGTATAATTAACTTCATGCCTCTTAGAGCAATAATTAATCCACGCTCATCAGTAAAACCTGCAATACTGATTAATGCATCTTCCAAAGATGTTTCGTTAAGATCGGCTGCTGAAACATTGTCTAACGTACCACCATTTGTTAATGGGTGATCTGTTACACATAATGCTTTTCCGTCACCACCAAGTACTGATGTGTCGAATGCATTATTTAACACTCCCGCTGCTTTTACTTGCTTAGTATGTGCCATAGATCTAGCAAGTGCTCTCGTATAACGTGAAGAGATTTTGTCATAAAGGTTATCCTCTACGGCTTCTTCTGTTATTGAGAATGCCATTGCAACTGTCTCATGGTTATACCTTGCAGTATAAGCCTCGTTTGCATCGTCAAATGTTACTGCATTACCCTCTGACTTAGTAGGGGCTGCACCAAATCCACTCAACATTACTTCTTCTTCAAACGCTCTGTCAGATGACTCGGTGTCGAAGATTTCAGAATGCTGACCTTCATATCTGTCGTATTCCATACCAAAGAGAGCGTTTAAGCCAGGCTCTAATTCTTTAGCAAGTTGTGCTCTTGAAATTGCCATAGTTAATTACTCCTTATGATATAGCAGCATCAGCGTCACCAGAAGAACTAGCGAACACATGATTGTTGATTTTAACGATATACGAAATACCACCAGCCGAATGATCAGCGTTAGTTACATCTTCGTGAATTCCTACAATCATTAGTGGATTGGAGGCATCAGATGCTTCTGCTGAAGATATATCTATCATAGCACTTGAAATACCAGTTGTGGAATTTCCAGCAGTGGCAGTTGCCAATATTGCTGTTTTAAATATATCTACCTTTGCT